CCGTAGTCATGGAGTTCGAGCAGCGTATCTGCAAGCTGAGCACCCAAGGGAAAGCCCAACTGACCGGATATGCTGACCGGCTGGGAGAAGAGCTGGTGCTGGCCATCATCAGCAGGTGTGCCGACCTCGGTGCCTACAGCTGGGTGTATGTCCGTAAAGCACTGGCAGAGGCTGAGGCGCAGGGATGCAAGTCTGTGGAGGAGTACCGCAGGCTTCACCCCATCGGCAGCGGACGGAATCTCCGAGTTGACCGCACAGAGCCGAGCGGGAATGATTTCCTGAAGGATGCCGCCCGGCGCAGACGATTGACAAAAAAGGAGGGACTCGATGTATCGGAATCCTGAATACTACCCCGACCCGACGGTCGGCCGGGCACTGGAGAACCTCCGCAGAAAGGAGACTCGATTGAACACTGGAAAGCAATTTGAAGCCGACTGGAAAAACTCCATGCCGAAGGATGCATGGTGCTACCGGCTCAAGGACAGTGCAGCCGCTTATTACGGCGGAAATGAGAGCCTGAGCTTTTCCATCGACAACATCTGTGACTTTGACGTCTACCGCTACCCCATGCACCACTACTTCGAACTCAAGACCATCGACACCCCCAGCATCCCGCTAGAAAAGATCCTTGGTCGATTCGACCGGGAGAAGCAGAAGTATCACAAGCTCAAGCATATCACCGACATGGCCCATGCAGCTGAGTTTCACGGCCAGACCGCTCATGTGGTCATCAATTACCGGGGCAAGGTCAACCGCACCTTCGCCATCTCGGCCAGTGCTGTGCTGGAGTACATGAACACCCAGACCCGCAAAAGCATCCCATGGCAGTGGGCCGCTCTGAACGGCATCGAGGTGGAGCAGCGTCTGCTTCGTGTCCATTGGCGGTATGATGTGGAAGGGCTGCTGAAGCGGTTGGAAGGGGGTGAAGCCGTTTGACCTACGAAGAGAAAATAAGCTGGCTCTCCCGCTATCGGGAAGCCGAAAAGCTCTACCAGCGGCTCTCCTACCGGCTGGCAGAGGCGCAGGAAGCCACCCGGCACATCACCCAGAACCTCAGCGCTGCGCCGGGCGGCAGCAAGGATGGGCAGAGCCTCGCCCGGGCAGTAGAGCGTGAAGAAGAAGCCGAGCGCCGCGCCTACGCGCAGCTGGCAGTTCTTGACGCCTTGTTTGCGGAGATCGATGCTGTGCTTGTGCAGCTGGACTCCGCCGAATACTGCGCTCTTCGCAAATACTATCTGGACTGCCTGAAATGGGATCAGGTAGCCGCAGACATGAATTTCACTTCCCGTGGCATTTTCGCCCTGCGCCGCCGGGCCATTGAACACCTGAAGCTCTGAAACTGTGCAGTATCCGTTCATTGTGCATTCACTCTCTTCCGGTGTAAAATGATACCATCGGCAGAGCCGGAAAGGCCACCCGATATACGCAGCCTCCGAAACTTTTCCTTCATCATGATGAATTGCTCCTTTGGACTTTTTACTGCTTGACAGGCATTTCTCTCCTTCTTGAGCTTTCTGAGGCTGCTTCAAGGACTTTCTTCCCTGCACAGAAATGTGCGGGGATTTTTTATGCAGCTTCTGCCGTTCGGAAACCCCGGACGGCTTTTTCATACCCCCGGGGTCTGCAAAAGTACCCCCTCCCTCAAAAAGACCTCCCCCTCCGGGCATGACCCGGCGGGGCAAAGGAAGCCGAAGCTTCGAGGACCACCGCACAGCACATCAGCAAAAGGAGGCTGCATCCTAATGGCAGGCAGGACACCGCGCCGCAACGAGCGGCCAGACCACGACGGCACACACCGTCTGGCCTTTGAGCGGAACAAAAAGAAGATCTATGCGACGCAGACCGTTTGCGGCATCTGCGGCAAGCCAGTCGATTTCAGCTATAAGTTTCCGCATCCGCTCTCGCCCTGCATCGACCACATCATCCCCGTCGTCAAAGGCGGACACCCCAGCGACCTTGACAATCTTCAGCTCGCGCATTTCTGCTGCAACCGGGCCAAGAGCGACAAGCTGGTGGCCCGCAGCGGAAAGGCTCAGGAGCAGGCTGTGGATTCGCCGCGCGTCCTGCCCCTGTCCCGTGACTGGACGACCTACCGCAGCCGATAGGGGGGATGACCCCCTCCCCCTGCCCTCGCCGGACTCCCCAGCCGTCACTGGGAATATTTTCTCACGAAAAGGAGGAATCCCCCATGAGTCAGACCCGCGGCATGGCCTATCTCCGCCGCAAGCTGGAGCTGAAGCGCAGCCGGGTGCTTACCCGCTATAAATACTATGAGATGAAGAATGCCGTGAAGGACTTCGGCATGGTCACGCCGCCCGAGTTCCGCACCTTCAGCGAGGTGCTGGGCTGGTGCGGCAAGGCTGTGGATTCGCTGGCCGATCGGCTCATTTTCCGGGAGTTCCGGCAGGACAACTTCGACCTGAACAGCATCTATCTCCAGAACAATGCCGACATCCTTTTCGACAGCGCTGTCCTTTCGGCCCTTATCTCGAGCTGTTCGTTCCTGTACATCTGCGCCGGTGAAGACGGCTTTCCCCGCATGTCGGTGCTGGACGGCGGCAATGCCACCGGGATCATCGACGATGTGACCGGTCTGCTGACCGAGGGCTACGCCGTTCTGGAGCGGAACGCCGACAACGGCACGCCCACGCTGGAGGCCTACTTCACGGCTGGCAGCACATGGTACTACCCCAAGGGCGAAAAGCCTTACCTTGTGACCAACCCCGCCCCCGCGCCGCTGCTGGTACCCATCTGCTACCGCCCGGATGCTGCCCGGCCCTTTGGCCACAGCCGCATCTCCCGGGCCTGCATGGGCCTGCAGCAGGGCGCACTGCGCACTCTCAAGCGCAGCGAGATCAGCGCCGAGTTCTACTCTTTTCCGCAAAAGTACGTTCTGGGGACCTCCGGCGACGCCGACCCGATGGACAAGTGGAAAGCCACCATTTCCTCCCTGCTGGAGATCTCCAAGGACGAGGACGGCGACCATCCGGTGGTCGGGCAGTTTACTCAGCAGAGCATGAGTCCCTACACCGAGCAGCTGCGCACCTTCGCGGCACTGTTTGCGGGAGAGACCGGCCTGACGCTGGACGATCTGGGGTTTGTCACCGACAATCCTTCCAGCGCAGAGGCCATCAAGTCCAGCCACGAGACGCTGCGTCTGGCCGCCCGCAAGGCACAGCGGACCTTCGGCAGCGGCTTTCTCAATGCCGGTTATCTCGCCGCCTGCCTGCGGGATGATTTTGCCTATCAGCGCCGCCAGCTCTATCTGACCCGCCCCGTCTGGGAGCCGGTCTTTGAGCCGGACGCTGCCACCCTCTCCGGTATCGGCGATGCCGTGGGCAAGGTCAACGCTGTCATCCCCGGCTATTTCGGAAAAGAGAACCTGCGCGACCTGACCGGCGTGCAGGCCGAGGGATGAGCAGATGGACAAGCAGGATATTGCCCCCGCGCTGCTGGGGCGCATCCGGGCCGACTTTCTCCGCCTGCTGAGGAACGCTGCTCCTTCGGCAGCCACTTACCCTGCGGCTCTGGACTACGCTGACCTTGTCGGCGGCGCTCTGGCCGAGGCGTTCCGTCTCCATCTCAGCGCCGACACGCTTCCGGATGGACGGATGTACTGGAACATCGCCGACCGCGTCCTCCGCCCCCTGCTGGAGGAGGACCATGCACTGGTGGCTGACGCCGCTGCTGCCGTACAGCAGCAGCTCAACGAAGCGGCCGGTCTCCGTCTGCTGGCCCAGCGCGTCCCGGTGGATGAGGACCGCATCGACGGCATCCTGAACAAGGTCTGCGCCGCCGAGCACTACGAGGATGTGGCCTACATGCTGGATGAGCCGGTACGGACTTTCTCCCGGAGGGCAGTAGACGATACCCTGAAAGCCAACGTGCAGTTTCAGGGCCGGGCCGGTCTGCATCCCCGCGTCGTGCGGCGCACCACCGGGAGCTGCTGCGAATGGTGCAGCAGGCTTGCCGGAAGCTACGACTATCCCCATGTGCCTGCCGACGTCTACCGCCGCCATGAGCGCTGCCGCTGCAAGGTCGAGTATGACCCGGGCGATGGCCGCAGGCAGAATGTGTGGGATAAGAAGTGGACGGAGGATCCCGAAACCCTTCAGGCTCGCAAAGAATTTGCGGAGTCTCCACTTGTCACTAAAATCCGCTTTCCGAAAGAGTCCTCTCTGCAGAACGTCCTCCCGGAATATCTGCGGACGGCTGCTCCGGGAGTCGGTTCCATCTCATACGATGCTGGTTACGATATGGTCCGCCATGCAGACGAAGTAAAAACAGCACAATGGCTGCACACCCATTTGGGCGGCGACATCGTGCTGTTGAACGAAGCAAATAATTATAAAGCGATGACTCCAGACTACATCTGGAATGACAAGCTCTGGGATTTGAAAACGGTTTCTACAGAAAAGTCCGCAAACAGCGCTGTTCGGCATGGTTTGAAGCAGATCCAAGAGAATCCCGGCGGGATCATCCTGAACTATGAGCAGAATACGATTTCTCTGGAAACGCTGAAAGATGTCCTACGGAAAAGATTGACTGCCAGTGCGACGCAGGATGTAGACATCCTCGTCATCTGCAAAGAGAAATTATTCACTGTTCAGCGATTCACTGCAAAAAAATAGAGGTGTCGAGCCCCCACCATATAGCGGAGGCGCACCTCATAGCTATTATATAGCACATTTTCGTCTTTTCGTCAATATTACATTTTCATTCTCATAAAGGAGGCCCCGCCGTCATGCCCCGAGCGTCAGAAAAGGCCGTCCCGGAAAAGCTGGGCCGCCAGACGCCCACGGCGGCGGTGGTGCTGCCCTACACTACGACCCACGGTCAGGAGGCCATCGACCTCTACAACACCACCGGGCGTACCGCCCAACAGTGGCAGCAGCTCCTGCTCTACGACATCCTCGCCGAAAACGAGGACGGCCTGTGGGTACATACCAAATTCGGCTACAGCGTCCCCCGCCGCAACGGCAAGAATGAGATCGCCGCCATGCGGGAGCTGTACGGTCTCCAGCGGGGCGAGAACATCCTGCACACAGCCCACCGCACGACCACCAGTCATGCCGCGTGGGAGCGCCTGTGCAGCCTGCTGGACAAGGCCAAGATAGAATACAAATCCATTCGTGCCTCTGGCCGGGAGAGCATCCGGTTGAAAAGCGGTGAGGGCCGCATCGAGTTCCGCACCCGTTCCTCCAAGGGCGGTCTGGGCGAGGGCTTCGACCTGCTCATCATCGACGAGGCGCAGGAGTACACCGACGATCAGGAAAGCGCCCTCAAGTATGTGGTCACGGACAGCCGCGACCCGCAGACACTCTTCTGCGGCACACCGCCCACGCCGGTCTCCTCCGGCACGGTGTTCCTCAAACTGCGAAACGCGGCCCTGCAGGGCGAAACGCAGAACACCGGCTGGGCCGAGTGGAGCGTGGAGCAGCAGACCGACCCCCACGATGTGGCTGCATGGTACGAGACGAATCCCAGTCTGGGTACCATCTTTACCGAGCGCAGCATCACCGACGAGATCGGCTCCGACCCCATTGACTTCAACATCCAGCGCCTCGGCCTCTGGCTGCGGTATAACCAGAAATCGGCTATCAGCAAAGCCGAATGGGAGGAGCTGAAGGTCGCCGCCCTGCCCGAGCTGAAGGGCAGGCTTTATGCGGGCATCAAGTTCAGTCCGGACGGGGCCAGTGCAGCGCTCTCCATCGCCGTTCGGACTGCCGACAGCAAAATCTTCGTGGAAGCCATCGACTGCCGCCCCACCCGGGCAGGCAGTGGGTGGCTTTTGGATTTTCTGAGCAAGGCCCAGTTCGCCGCCGTGGCGGTGGACGGTGCCAGCGGGCAGCAGCTCCTGGCCGACGCCATGAAAGCCGCCCATCTCAAAGCGCCCGTCCTTCCTACCGTCAAGCAGATCATCACTGCCAACGCCGCCTTTGAGCAGGCACTGTTCGCGAAATCGCTCTGCCACGCCGGACAGCCAAGCCTTGTGCAGGTGGCTTCCAACTGCGAAAAGCGGGCCATCGGCACCAACGGCGGCTTCGGCTACCGTTCCTTGACCGAGGGAGGCCATATCGAGCTGCTGGACAGCATCATCCTCGCCTGCTGGCAATGCTCCGAGGGCAAGGAGAAACGCCGCCAGCGCACCAGCTATTAACTACGCCGAAGCAGGGCCTCCGCCCTGTTTTTTATATGCATCTGTCAGAATGGAGGTTTTCTCATGGCAGAATTTGAACCCATCACCACGCAGGAGGCATTCGACGCCGCCGTTGCCGACCGTCTGGCTCCCTTCGCCGACTACGACGACCTCAAGGCGCAGAATGCCGACTATGCCTCCCGCATCCATGCCTTTGAGATGTCGGAGCTCAAGACCCGCATCGCCCACGAGGTCGGCATCCCCTTCGACCTCTCCCAGCGGCTTACCGGTGAGAACGAGGACGCCATCCGCAAGGATGCCCAGTCTCTCGCCAAGCTGCTCAAGCCCCAGACCCCCAAATCGCCCCCGCGCAGCACCGAGCCCGCAGGCGGCAGCAGCCGCCGCGATGCCCTGCGCGCCTTCACCAACAACCTGATGAGCAAAGGAGAATAACACATGGCAGACATTCTGAGCAAAGGCTCCCTGTTCCCCGAGGAGCTGATCCCCGACTTTATCAAGAAGACCACCGGTGCCTCTGCGCTGGCCAAGCTGTGCAGCGCCACCCCCATCCCCTTCAACGGCGTCAAGGAGTTCACCTTCTCCCTCGACAAGGAGGTGGACATCGTGGCAGAGAACGGTGCCAAGACCAAGGGCGGCCTGACCGTCGACCCCATCACCATCGTCCCCATCAAGATCGAGTACGGTGCCCGCATCTCGGACGAGTTTCTCTACGCCTCCGAGGACGCGCAGCTGGACTACATGAGTGCCTTTGCCGACGGCTTCGCCAAGAAGGTCGCTAAGGGCCTCGACCTGATGGCCTTCCACGGCGTCAATCCCCGCACCGGCACGGCCTCCTCCGTCATCGGCACCAATCACTTCGACTCCAAGGTGACGCAGGCTGTGACCATCGCCTCCGGCGACAAGCCCGATGAGAACATTGAGGCCGCCATCGCGTTGGTGCAGGGCGCAGACCGGGACGTCACCGGCATGGTGCTGGCCCCGGCCTTCAAGTCCACTCTGGCCAAGCAGACCACCGCCGACGGCGCAAAGCTTTACCCCCAGCTGGCATGGGGCGCAAATCCCGGCGAGGTGAACGGTCTGCGGGTGGAGTCCACCTCCAACCTGTCCTCCGGCTCCAGCCTCGACCGCGCCCTTGTAGGCGATTTCGTCAACTGCTTCAAGTGGGGCTATGCCAAGGAGATCCCCATCGAGGTCATTCGCTACGGCAACCCCGACAATGATGCTCAGCTGGGCGACCTGAAGGGCCACAATCAGGTTTATCTGCGCGGTGAGGCCTACATCGGCTGGGGCATCCTCGACCCGTCTGCTTTCGCCCACATCAAGGCCGGCGAGTAAGGAGGACATGACCATGCTGTACCGCAACAAAAAGACCGGCGCTGTTATCGAAACGGACTGCCTCATCTCCGGCGGCGACTGGGAACCTGACAGGGCAGATGCCGCGCCGGACGCCACGTCCGAGGCCGACATCGAGGCTGACCCTCCCGCTGCCAAGTCCAAGCGGAAAGGCAGGGCGACGGTATGACCTACGCCACCGTGGACGACATGACCACCCTCTGGAGGCCCATGACGGAGGCAGAGCAAGCCCGCGCCGGCCCTCTGCTGGAGGTCATCTCAGCCAGCCTTGATGTTGAGGCCCGCAAGGTGGGCAAGGACCTGCCCGCACTGGTCGCTTCGGACTCTGCACTGGCTCTGGTGGCCAAGAGCGTCGCGGTCGATGTGGCTGCGCGGGCGCTGATGACCAGCACCGATCAGGAGCCGATGACCCAGCTGACGCAGGCCGCAGGCGGCTATTCCGCCTCCGGCTCCTTTCTCGTTCCCGGCGGCGGCCTGTTCATCAAGAAGTCTGAGCTGGCCCGGCTGGGGCTTCGCCGCCAGCGGATGGGGGTGATCGAGCTGTATGGCAGCTCTGATTAAGGGCATCCCGGTCACGCTTTACGAACGCACCAAGACCGGTGAGGATGCATTTCACGAACCCGTCTACGCCGAAACGCCGGTCACAGTCGAAAATGTGCTCATTACGCCTGTTGACTCTGCGGCATCGCCCACAGAGCTGCAGCTTTCCGGGCGTCATCTGGTTTATGAGCTTTGCATCCCCAAGGCCGACACTCACAAATGGGAGGGCTGCGCTGTGGAGTTTTTCGGGAAGAGATGGCGCGTCCTGAACGGCGTGCAGCAATACATCACCCAGCTCACGCCTCTGGACTGGGATAAGAAAGTACAGGTGGAGCGGTATGAATGATTTTCACTTTGAGCTGAACCGCTCCGGTGTCCGGAAACTGCTGAAGAGCAAAGAGATGCAAAACGGCCTTTCCTCCGTCGCTTTTGCGGCGCAAAGCCGTCTGGGCGATGGATATACGGCCAGTTACTACACGGCGGACACCCGCGCAGTGGCTGAGATAAGCGCCGATTCGCTCTCCGCCCGGAAAGAGAACGCCGACACCAACTCCATCCTGAAAGCGCTGAAGTGACTATGATCGAAGAAATCATCCTCAATTATCTGCTGGAAAGCGGTTTTTCCTGTTATCTGTCCGTGCCGGAGGAGCCCTCCGGCAATTTTGTTGTACTGGACAAGACCGGCTCCGGCCACGACGAGGGGCTTTTCCATGCCACGCTGGCCGTGCAGTCCTACGGAAAGAGCAAGTTCAGCGCGGCCCAGCTCAGCCACCAAGTGGTGCAGGCCATGCTGGACGCGGACAGCCTGCCCAAGGTGGTCCGCTGTGACCTCGTCACCGACTACGATTTTCCCGACACCACCCGGAAGCTGCCCCGCTATCAGGCGGTTTTCGAGCTGGTGCATTACTGAGTTTCTGAAAGGAGCTTTTCCTTATGGCAAACGCAAAGAACGTCACCGCCGCAAAGCCCAAGGTCGGCGGCGCGGTCCACCGCGCCCCGCTGGGTACACCTCTGCCCACCGACGCCAAGAGTGAGCTGGACAAGGCTTTTGAGTCTCTGGGCTACATCTCCAGCGACGGTCTGACCAACTCCAACTCGCCCTCCAGCGAGAACACCACCGCATGGGGCGGCGACACCGTGCTGACCCAGCAGACCGAGAAGCCGGACACCTTCGCCTATACCCTGCTGGAGGCGCTGAACCCGGCCGTGCTCAAGTCGGTGTATGGCGACAAGAACGTCACCGGCACACTGGAGACCGGCATCACCGTCAAGGCCAACAGCGATGAACAGCAGGACTGCTGCTGGGTCATCGACATGGTGATGAAAAACAATGCAGCCAAGCGCATCGTCATCCCGGACGCTGCCGTTTCTGCCGTGGGCGACATCACCTACTCCAACGGCGCGGTGGGCTACAACACCACTCTGACCGCTGTACCTGATGATCATGGCAACACCCACTATGAGTACATCGTCGCAGCCGGCGCAGAGACGCAGACTGCCAAAGAAGCTAAGGAGGTCAAGGCATGATCACTGCTGAAACCAAGGACGGCTTTGCTGTCGAGCTCAGCGAAGAAGCGCTGGACAACGTGGAGCTTCTGGACGCGCTGGCCGCGGTGCAGGACTCCGACGTCCTGTCTCTGGGCCGCACCATCCGCTTGCTGATGGGCAAGGAGCAGACCAAGAAGCTTTATGACCACCTGCGCACCGCAGACGGCCGCGTGCCGGTCGTTGCCCTGAGCAACGCTCTCGGCGAGCTGATGGAATCCTTCCGTGCCGGAAAAAACTCTTCCTCCTCTCCGGCCTGATCGCATCGGATGAGGGGAAAGACAAGCTTATCTGCGATTTTGCCCAGTATTACCATGTGCTGGACTGGCGCAGCCTGCCGGTGCGGCTGGCTGCCACGCTGGCCGCCGGTCTGCCGCCGGACAGCCGATGCATGATGCATCTGGCCGGGCAGAAGCTGCCGGAAAAGACTCTGATGGATGCCGCCGCGGTGGATGCTCTGCACCGCATCGAATGGCGGCTCATCGGCTGCCCCGGCAACCGCCCGCCCGACTCCATCCTTGCCGCCCTCACCGATCCCGATACAGGCGGCACCGGCAATGTGCAGAGCTTCGACAGCCCGGAAGATTTTGAGGCGGCACTTGCCGCCATGAAAGGAGGTTGAACATGGCAGACGGCATTGAACTCGGCAAAGCTTATGTCCAGATCGTTCCCTCGGCCAAGGGCATCAAGGACAGCATCGCCGAAGAGCTGGGCGGCGAAAGCGCCCGCGCCGGTGAGTCTGCCGGACAGCTCTTCACCGGCAAGCTGGTCGGCACCATCAAAACGGTGCTGGGTACTGCCGCCATCGGGAAGATGATCTCCGACTCGGTCAACGCGGGCGGTGCTCTCCAGCAGAGCCTCGGCGGCATCGAAACGCTGTTCAAGGACAGCGCCGACAAGGTCAAGACCTATGCCGCACAGGCCTACAAGACCGCCGGACTTTCGGCCAACGACTACATGGAGTCCACAACCAGCTTCGCGGCCAGCCTGCTTTCCAGCGTCAGTCAGGACACCGACGCGGCGGCGCAGCTGGCCAACATGGCGATGGTGGATATGTCTGACAACGCAAACAAGATGGGTACCTCGATGCAGGACATCCAGAACGCCTATCAGGGCTTTGCAAAGCAGAACTACACCATGCTCGACAACCTCAAGCTGGGCTACGGCGGTACGCAGGCTGAGATGCAGCGGCTGCTGAAGGACGCCGAAAAGATCTCCGGCGTGAAGTATGATCTGGGCAATCTGGCCGACATGTACAGCGCCATCCATGTCATCCAGACCGAGCTGGACATCACCGGCACCACGGCCAGGGAGGCCACCACCACCCTGACCGGCTCCTTTGCCTCCATGAAGGCCGCAGCCCAGAATGTTCTGGGACAGATGGCGCTGGGTGAGGACCTTCAGCCCTCGCTGGAGACCCTTGTGGAGACGGCCCGCACCTATCTGGTGGACAACCTCCTCCCGCTGGTCGTCAATGCGGTCGGCGGCATCCCGGAGGCCATCGCTGCGCTGGCCCCGGCCATCCTTCAGACCGGCACCCAGCTGCTGCAGAATCTCACATCCGGGTTTGCCGCAGGCATCCCGGATTTTTTGTCGCAGGCGCTGCCCGCCGTCCTCTCCTTCACCGAAAAGCTGCGGGCGAATTTCGGTGATTTCGTCTCGGCAGGCATCGACCTCATCCTCAGCCTTGCAAACGGGCTGGTGGAGGGCCTGCCGCAGCTCTTCGCCTACATTCCCGATATTGTCATCAATATCGCGGGCCTCATCAACGACAATGCACCGAAAATTTTAGCCGGTGCGGTCGGCCTCATGGTGCAGCTGGGCAAAGGCCTTATCGACAGCATCCCTCTCATCATCCAGAATATGGGCAAGATCGTGGAGGCCATCGTCTCGGTGATCTCCGCCTTCAACTGGCTGAATCTCGGGGCAAACATCCTGAAGGGGCTGGCCAGCGGCATCAAAAGCATGGCGTCGTCTGTGACACAGGCCATGCAGCAGGGCATCTCCGGCGCGATCAGCTGGATAAAATCCCTGCCCGGGCAGGCTGTGCAGTGGGGCAAGAATCTCATTCAGAGCTTTATCAGCGGCCTGAACGGCACCGGCACGGCGGCGACCATCGCCACTGCAGGCATTCAGGTCGCTAAGACTGCTGCACAGCCTGACACCGACTGGACTCTCAGTGACGATGTGGTGGATAAGGCCGAGGTCAATGCATTCAGGATGCAGAACCTCGCAAAGCAGGTCGAGGACACCATCCCGGCCTACACCAAGTCCGGCGACGCTGCGGCTGCTGCCGCCCAAAAGGCCGGCTCTGCCGCAAAGACTGCCGCCTCGGTGGTGAACTCCTACAGCGACACGGCCTATGAGGTCGTCGGGAACACCAAGCGCACCATCCAGACCATCAACGAGGAGCTGTCCAACGGCACCGCCCAGCAGAAGCAGACCATCACCTCCACCAGCCGCGAGATGGTGGACGGTGTCCTCAAGGACGTCAAGACCGTCGAGACCATCGCGGCGGACGGCAAGCGGACGGTCAGCCAGACCATGGAGACCGTGCGAGACGTGGTGAACACCGTGACGGCCACCACCACGGCCCTCGCGGACGGCATCAAGACCACCACCCAGACCGTGACCAAGACTCTCGCGGACGGCACCACCGAACAGCAGCAGGTCATCACCCAGACGCAGGACAAGGTCATCGATGGGGCGCTCCGCACGGTGGAGACCGTCAAGACCATTGCCGCCGACGGCACCGAGCAGGTGGCCGAGACCATCAAGGACAGCGCCGCCAAGACCTTAGACGGCCTTTGGAAAGAGATTCAGGACCGCGCCAACGAGGGCATCCTCGGCACGGTAGACGCCCTCGTTGGCGCGGTCAAATCCGGCGACTGGGTGGGCATCGGCAAGTGGGCGGCATCCGCCCTCTACAGCGGCCTCACCGCTGACCAGAAGCAGCAGCTCACCGACTACGCCCTCTCGCTGGTGGACGGCCTGAACGGCGTTCTCGGACAGGGCGCACAGGGGCTGTCGCAGGGCGCGGCTTCTCTGGGACAGCAGCTCTTCGAGGGCATTACCGGCCGCTTTGGCGACGTTGCCTCTCTGGCCGGGCAACTGAGCGGCACCCTGCAGGACACCTTCGCGGCTCTTAAAGGCCCCCTCGGCATAGCGGCCAAGGCCATCAGCACAGCCCTCTCGGGCAACCTGCTCTCGGCCTTTCCCACCATCTTCGCCGCGATGGGTACCCTCGTCACCACGGTCGGCTCTGCCTTTGTCGCCATGCTGGAGTCCATCGGTGCGGCCATCTCGGCTACCGGCATCGGCCTGCCTGTGGGTGCTATGGTCATCGCTGCAGGCGTCGCTCTGGCTGTGGCCATCGCGGCCATTGCCATGAAGCTGGGGAGCAGCAGCAGATCTTCCGTGAAGACGCCCAACAGCAGCTCCGGCTCCGGCAGCGCCGTCACCGCCCCCAGCTACTCGCTGTGGGACTACGAGAAAGAAACCGCTCGGCCTGAGCGCAAGCCCCGGCCCTCGTATGAGATCAACCAGTATATTTACTCCAAAGCGCAGACAGCGGCTGACCTGATGCGCGAAGCACGATACGAACAGGAAAGGGCGGTGCTTGCCGGTGTTTGATGCCATCTTTACCGCCAGCAGCGGCCAGAGCTTCAGCTTCGGCTACAAGGCAGGCGTGCTCTACAGCATCGACCCCATCGGCGATCTGCCGGTGGAGCTGGAGACCAGTCAGGGCTACCAGCAGGTGGGTGCCACCGTGGAGAGCCGCAGCATCTCCGGCGTGACCCGCACCATTACCGGGCGCATCCTGCGGAATACTGCCTATCTCAAGCGTCAGCTGCGGGATATTTTCACCCCCGGGGCCACCGGGCGGCTGACCGTGGCCGGAAAATACTACTGCGACGCCGAAGTGCAGCGCTGCCCCGCCATCAGTGCCGCAAACCTCTGGCCCACCTTCAGCTTTCAGCTTTACTGCCCGAATCCCTACTGGCGCAGTGTTTCCGAGACCAGCATTTCGCTGTTCTATACGCAGCCTGCGTTCCGGCTGCCCGTCTGCTATAGTACCCACCAGTTCGGCCTGCGCATCCAGTCGGATTTTCTCAAGCTCAGCAACCCCGGCCCGGACACGCAGGATTTTGTGCTGACGCTGACTGCGCAGGGCGTCGTACGAAACCCCGGCGTGCGGGATCTTGCTACCGGAGAGTATCTTCGTTTTCTCACCGAGATGCAGGACGGCGACGTCATTCGGCTCTGGCGGGAGGACGGGCGGCTGCGCATCGAGCAGATCATCGACGGCGAGACCTTCAACGCCTTCGAGCTGCTGGATGAGAGCAGCACCCTCTGGACGCTGTGTCACGGCACACGGGCATGGACACGCACTGCCGACAGCGGCATGACGGCGCTCTATCTGACCCTGAGCTTCAGCGCAGCGTATGCATCTCTTGTAGTGGAGGAAAACTCATGAGCGGCGAAAAAGCATCTGCCCTGACTGCCAGCGGTACAAAGACGATCTTTGTCTATGGCCCCGAGCTGAAGCTTCTGGGGCGAATCGAGAGCTGGGTGTCGCTGGTCTGGCCGGAGCGGTACAACACCTACAAGAACGTGCAGGGGGCGCAGCTGGAGCTTCATGAATCTACCAGCCTGCAGGCCCTCTGCCGCCCCGACCGGTATCTCTGGCTGGCCGGCAGCGAGCACCTCATGCGGATATGCTCCGCCCAGACCTCCGACCACCGCCTTGTGGTCTCTGCCCGCGACGCAGCCTACATCCTCGACGAGCGCAGCAGCCTCCAGACCCTGAAGAATTTTTCGGCAGAGACGACGCTCCGCCAGCTGGTCACGGCCATGGAGCCGTGGCCCGGCGTCGAGCTCGGCGACCTGGCCGAGATCACCGACACCTACACCGGCGAGGCCGCACCCGGCAGTCTGCTGGATGTGGCCGAGCAGGTATGTCAGGAGCTGGACATCGGCTTCCGGCTCCGGTTCGACCCGGCAGAGAAAAAGCTGCTGTTCGAGCTGTACCGCCCTCTGCTGGACCGGAACGCCCGCTATGCGCCCCAGTACGGCAACCTTACCGACCTGACCTACACCGAGAGCACGGCCGATTATAAGAATGTGGTGATCGTGGTAGGCGGCGACGCCACCGTCACGGTGGGCGCAGAGAGTGCAGCAGGAATTGCCCGGCGTGAGCTGGTGGTGGATGCCGCCAGCCGCACCAGAAGCAGCAGCCAGACCCAGAGCGACTACCTCGAAAGCCTGAAAGCCCTCGGCTCGCAGGAGCTGGCCAAGCACACTCGGCTTGAGAATTTCCGCTTTACCCCTACGGATGAGGTCATGGTGGGCAAAATCGTCGCCGCGAGCCTGCCGGGTACCGACATTCAGGCTGCCGCCCGCATCACGTCCATCACCCTGACATCCCAGAAGGGCGAGAACAGCGTCTCCACCGAGATCGGAACACCTATCATCAGGAGAAGAACATGAAGCTTGTGACATACCCCCTCGACGGGGTGACTTACAGTGCCGAAGATGTGGCCGCTTATCTATGCACCCGCACCTCCGGCGTCTACTCTCGCGATTCAAACTTTGCTGTGACCGTCAGCGGCCCCCGGGAGATCACCGTCTCCCCCGGTCTCGCGTGGATCAACTACGACGACTTCAAGGGCATCTCTGTCTGCGCCCGGGAGCGCGGCACGCTGACGGTACCCGACGCAGACGATATGCTGCCCCGCATCGACCGGGTAGTGCTCCAGTTTGATGCCAATGCCAATCTGACGGCTCTGAAGCTCAAGCCCGGCACTCCGGAGGCCGAGCCCACTGCCCCGGAGCTGATCCGGACGCACTTCATCTATGAGCTGTGTCTGTGTGAGATCTCCGTTCCGGCCGGCAGTGCAGAGATCACTGCCGCATCCCTCACCGACACCCGCACCGACGAAGCCCTCTGCGGCCTCATGCGGGACGGCGTCACCGGCATCCCCATGGAGGCGCTGGGCGCACAGGCACTGGCCAAGGCCAAAGAGACCGCCAAGCTTTGCGACAAGCTGCTGGCCAGCTACACCGGCGGCTATCTGGGCATCTGGCCGGTGACCCTGACGGCGGACGGCTGGGCCGAATGCACCGACGTACCCGGCTACGCCTACAAGCAGACGGCAGAGCTGCGGGCGGCGAGAGAGGCAAACGTCCCCTCCGCCGTACCCACCCCGGAGACCTTCACCGTGGCGGTGGCGGCGGGGCTTGCAGGCGTCTGCGAGACCAAGGACGGCAGCATCACGTTTTGGGCCGAGAACGTCCCCGAGGGCGGCATCCAGATGCAGGTGGAGCTGCTGGGGCCCTCGGCCTCGACCGCTGACACCGGAGAGGACACCCTGGGCGACACCGTCCTCGAAGACACGACTTTGTAACGGAGGTACACCATGAAGTATGTGAAACAGCATTTTGTCGCCGGCATGAAGGTGAGCCTGCCGGAGGTGCTCAACCGGATGGAGGACGGCATCGCAGCCGCCTGCGGCGCGGCGGTGGAGGGCATCGGCAGCGTGACCACCGGCGACACACCCGCCGCCGGCATCCGGGACGGCAAGCTCTGCCTGACTCTGCCGCGCGGTCTCCCCGGCCCGCAGGGCGACCCCGGCGAGGGCCTGAGTGACAACGCCAAGGCCCTGCTGCTCTCCCTGTTGGCCGGCACGGCCCCCGACAGGGACGCCTCCCTCACCGCCCTGCGGGCAGAGTGGGGCCTCGCCGAGCCGGACGACACCACCCTCGAGGCCGCAGACGCAGCAGAGGAGGCGTGAGTATGGCGCTGGGAAGCGTAAGCATAATCCCCTACACCCGTGCCGATGTGGAGAAGATGCTCAAGAAAGCGATGTACAGTGAAGGAAAGCTGGTATTTACCGGAAGACTCAGCGTGCAATGGAGATACGGAGGCTCCCTCTCCATACCGGAGGAGGTGGACTATGTTGTCGTGGGCGGCATAAAGCTGACGCGGGGCGGGTCCGGTAAAGCCAGCGGACACCCTGACGGTTATCCGGCGGTCACTTCGTACACCACGATAAGTTTTTCTTCTAATACCTTATCCGCAGGCGGCTACTCGCCAAACGACGGCAACTATATGACCCTCAACGTCGAGGGCTACCACTACTACTGACAAAACAAAAAGCAGCCCCCGGGTGGGGGCTGCTCAAAAGAAAGGTCGTGTTCTCTATCGCTATCAAAGAATATTCCATGTCCCGGGACTCCACCCGGCAGCTCTCACCCAGCTTCAAGGTGCGGGAGTTTGCCTGCAAGGGCAGCGATGCCATCCGGCTGGACGACGAGCTGGTGGTGCTGCTGCAATGCATCCGGGAGCACTTCGGCAAGCCGGTACATATCACCAGCGGCTACCGCACCGCCGCCCACAACGCCGCCGTGGGCGGGGCGAAATCCAGCCAGCACCTGCTGGGTCGTGCGGCAGACTTCTACGTCGAAGGTGTAGATGTGGCCACTGTGGCCGCCTACGCCGAGACCCTGCTGCCCTCCCGGGGCGGCATCGGGCGCTACCCGAAGGACGCAAAGCACCCCACCCGCAAGACCGGCTGGGTGCATATCGATACCCGGGCGAATAAGAGCCGGTGGAGTATGTGAGGGGGGTAGCTACATGGCAAGCTGTTTGATTTCTGACGCACCCTATGCGGCTTGGCTCTCTGACGTACTCGCTACGCTGGAGGAGCACAAGGTCACCAAGATCGCCGTAGCAGCGCCCCTGCCCGACGGCGAGGTCTTTACCGGTTACTTTGACATGGGTATCATGGACAAAGCTCTGGCGGCCGCAAACATTCAGGCTGACGCCACTATGGACGTAGTATGCGCCAACGGCCTGCGCATCCAGCAGGCGTGGGACGCCGCCCAGGACGAGGACGCTCCCGAGGAGGACACCGAAGATGAGTAAAACTTTTTTTATCAGCCAGCCTATGAACGGCCTGTCAGATGAGCAGGTGCTGCAGGAGCGTGCGGCAGTCATTAGCAAGGCAAAGGCCGTGTTTGGAGACGATGCTGTTCCTCTGGAAACGTTCTTTGAGGACTTTAGCCCCGATGCGAAGCCGCTGGATTACTTGGCACGCAGCATCGAGCTTCTGGCTAAGGCTGACGTGGCGGTTTTCGCCCCGGGCTGGGAGTACGCGCGCGGCTGCCGCATTGAGCGTCAGTGCGCCGAGGAATACGGTATTCCGGTGCTGGAGGTGTAATACCGATGGAGACCATTCTCGCCGCCCTCATCACCGGGGCCGTGACCCTCATCGGCGTGCTTATCGCCAACAGCCGCAGTCAGGCAGTCACGGATACAAAGCTCGAAGAGCTGACCCGGGAAGTGCGGGCGCACAACAACTTTGCCCAGCGCGTGCCTGTGCTGGAAGAGCAGATGAAGGTGGCAAACCACCGCATCGCGGATTTAGAAGCAAACGAACACGAAAGAGAAAGGATTTGACACCATGAACGCACATATCATCACCACCCGCACCGTCTCCGCTGCCACCATCGCCCGCACCGCCGTGCTGGCTCTGGCCCTCATCAACCAGATCCTGAGCGCCGCAGGCAAGCCCGTGCTGCCCATCGAGAGCGCCCATCTCGAGCAGCTCATCTCCACCGGCTTCACCACCGTGTCTGCGCTGGTCAACTGGTGGTTCAACAACAGCTTCACGCAGGCCGCACTGGCAGGCGATGAGGAGTATAAGCGCCTGCGAAAGAGCGTGAAGTAAGAGACCGGCCATAACTGCATAGCATGATAAGAGCCGCAACTCTGGGGATAATCCTCAAGAGTTGCGGCTCTTTTGTTATAGAATTATTTTTCTGAAGACTTCTTGGATCCGTACCATTTCCATAGAAACCAGCCCAACACACCAAAGAAAACAATGAATAAGACAACAAAAATCCAGAAGGTCCATGTTGAGTGCTTTGAATCTACAAAAAATTCAAAAACACTTTTACCTACAGCATTTACTTCTGCAAACCACATTCCGCTGAATAAAACCAGTAGCGCCAGTATGATATAGTTACACAAGAAAACGACCGGGTATCCCTGTATTATGTTAGCTGCTTTTTCGGCAGCGGGTTTCTTCAAAGTCGTAATGCGTATCACAAAATACATGAATCCAAATAGTAGATTCATCATACAGAATGCCCATGCATCCGCAAGAATAAGAACAGGAAGCACCGATTGCCGCTCGTTTAATGTTTCTTGCACTGCGCCAAAAATGCTGTCCAAAGAAGAAATTCCGCCAAAAATAACGAATGACAATGCAGTAAAGATACCAATCAATCCAACCAACTGTGACGTCATTTCTTTTGTGATCTCAGATATTTTTGGCGCTAAGATGCTTTCAACTTCATGCTCCAAATCCATTCGTTTTTTGTTTACCAACTTCTGTTGTTGAATTGCAAGGTTCGAGTGGTCATAAAATTTCAACACGTTTTTGAAAGATTTCTTCCAATATTCCGACGCTGGATTATCTTCAACTTTTCGTTCTACATAGTGCAGGACAAAATCCAAATTTGTCCCAAACGTACCTAATTCCTGCTCGGTTTTGTTAAAGATATGATTACTTATGGAAGAATACATCAGTCGATCCGCTGAATTTGAAAGATATGTTTCAAGCTTCTCAACCCATATTTTGCAATCAAATTCCCCTTCAGAAGTTTTTCTTGACAACGACCGACACAAATCTAATATAGAATCTTGCATCTCTTCTGCGGTGTGGAATCCCTTTATCGGCTTTTGTTGAATGTCCGCAGCGCGGTTCTCTGTAAGAAGGTCTAACTGAACCATCTCTGTTTTTTCAGAGTTGCCTTTTGTTTTATTATTAAATGTTTTTCTGAGTCGCTTTCCTAACATAGTCATTTTATGTTTTTCTGAAATAAGAACGAATTGCATTCAGACTGATTTCATTATCAAAGCCATTTCGATATGCATTCTTCCATGGAGTCTGCGAGTGCGTTATATCAACTAGTGCAGATGTAGAAAACTTAGCGCAGTGATCAAGCATCGCATCAATCAACTTTTTATCCGAATTGGAGATAGAAGTCAACTCACAGCCATCATATGGGATCACAGCACTACCATAATATCGATATTCTCGATAGACTTCCGGTACCACCGGTCCAAAATCCCACGCTTCCATTCTTTGCTTAAAGCATGGTTGGCCATCAGAAGCATTTACAATGAATTGAACCTGTACAAAGTAAAGCAGTTTCTGTAATCTCAAATTGCTAACCGTCCGCCCCTGTTGCGCTTCATAATGAATGATGTATTTTGCAACTTCAAGTGCGCTGTAAGTCATAACCATGCCTCCTTTCAAAAATATACTCGATGATTTTCGTAAACAACTTCGACAAAAGCATGCACTACTTTAGCATTGCGTTTTATCTTGTGGTTATTTGTTTTTTCTATTATATCAAATTTTGCTCCGTCGGTGTTCACGAACATGGCACTGTTTTTTGTGTATTATTTACAATAGTGTCCCAATTTTTTTGGAAGACACTTTGAGTCTGTACCTCTTGACAGTAGTAAAAAGACCTGTATTCTATCGTATTGCAGTATATTCACTCACCCTCAGACATTTTCTTGGACAGCGGCATACATACAATCACTTTTCCGACTCGAGAATAGACCGCAGCTCTTCCGTCATAGTTTGGAGGTCTGAGCAGAGCTGAGCTATCTCAGAAATGCAGTTGTCCTGTTCATGTGCCTGGATATGCTCAACGCTCTTCATTATTTCAAAGATCATATCGTCGACACGCTGGAGTCTTTCTTTTGAATATCTCATTTCTCCACCATTGTTTCTTTGAGGTTAAAAAGTGGGTTTGATAGTGGGTTATAACAAAAAGAAAACACCCAAGAACTTTCATTCCTAGGTGTTTTTCTTTGGTGGAGCGAAGCAACCCAAATCCGAACCATTGCCCTCTGGGGCATTTTGGGCGGTGATTTCATCGAAAGTGATAGTTTTTGTGCCGTCTTTGTAGTTGAATGTAATCAAAACTTTTTCATCGTAGAGATAAACAGCATTCATGAATGTATTGATAAGCGTTTCCCGGTGGCTTTTCACGTTCGGGTCGAGCTTGCGAAACCGGGTCAGCCAGAAACGAACCTGATTTTCGCTCAACCGAGGCCGAGTGATTTTTTCTTCGGCAATCCGAACTTCCAGTTCTTTCTGCTGGGCTTCCAGCTTTTCCAAACGCGATTTGGTGGAGTTGGTCAGCACACCTGCTTGAATGGCGTTCAGCATATTTTCAATGCCGTTCTCCACCTCGCGCATCTGCTTTTCCAGCAAAGGTAGCGTGGTGTTTTCCTGA